GCTGAAATCTTCCCAGCGCTTATAGTCAAGTGTTCCTTGCAGCTCTCTGGCAAGCCAATACTCTTGCCCATATTCATTCACATGCTTTATGCTTTCAAAAATATTGTCGCTGTATTCAGTAAGACTGCTCATGTGTTCCTCCTTACATGTCCCTATAGCTTGCCTTCAGCCTCTTGACCATCTCGATCACCATCTTCAGGTCCTCCTCGTTGAGATCCTTCGTGGAGCTGAGCAGGACGCCGAGCTGCGGATTGTCCTTCATCTCCTGGAGCATGGCCTGAACGGGATCCTGATCGGCAGGATCTTCCACCAGGTCAGCTTTGGTCACGCCAAAGAACTTCGCCATTAGCTCGATCTTATCAATGCGCGGGTATGTATCAGCACTGCACCAGGCGCAGACTGTGGTATATGGCACTCCAAGCTCAGCAGAGAGGTCTTTCATAGTCATCCCTCTGCTTTCGAGATAGCGTTTGATGTTGGCTGCCATTATTTCTTTGTTCCCTAGATTGCTCATGATTCGCATACCTTTCTACTATGATAAGTATACGGTATAAGCGTAATTCTTTCAACATAAAACGAAAATAATTCAGAAAAACTGTTGACAGTACGGTTTGCCTGTATTATCATAAAGCCAACCGATACAGTTAAAACGTATTCAGAAAGGAGGACGCTTCAAGCATGACACTGAAAGGAGCCAGAGCGAATCTGAATCTCACGCAGGCGCAGGCTGCGAAAATGCTTGGAATCTCAAAGGATACTTTGAGTAACTATGAGCGCGGTAAGACTTATCCGTCGGTAGAGATCATTAAACGGATCGAAGACCTATACGGAGTGTCCTATGCCGAGCTTATTTTTTTACCACGCAGTACAGTTTAACTGTAGCAGCGTTCACAGAAAGGAGGACATCTATGAACGGAATCACCTGGACTAAGGGCGGAAGGACCGTAAGTCCTGATGGCACGACGAATATCTACTACGGCCTGGGCACCGGCTTCAGCATCGAGAGCCGCAAGAGGCACATTCCTCATGCGAACGGCTCCGGCACCTGGGATCACACGACCTATTGGGTGCTGAAGGACGGCGAGGAGATCAAGGAGAGGTACAGCCTCGGGGACGCTAAGGCATACGCCGAGGCAATGATGAAAGGAGACAGGTGAGATGGAGGAGAGAAAGAGGTTCGTGAGCGAAGAGACCGAGCGCAGGCATCAGGCGGTATTGGATCTTCTGCTGAAGGTGATGCAGGCGACGAGCGCCGGATATGACGTAGCAGCTCTTCGCTACGATCCGTACAGCGAGACGGTCCATGTGGACTTCTTCGATATACGCGGAGGGGTCAATAAGGACGGCAGGATCATCAACGTCGCGATGGACAGCGATTGGGCGATGGTCAAGGACGTCGTTAAGCATGCCGATCTTTAGGTGAGCCGATGAACAGCAAAGACATCATCTGCGTCGCTCAGATCTGCAGGGACTACGGTCTGTCGAAGGGACTGGCGACGAGGTACGTGAAGGAGAGCAGGCTCGCTCTTCCGAGAGCAAAGAATCAAAAGATATGCGTCTACAGGGAGGCGTTTGAGAAATGGATGAGATCACAAAGACCATAAGCCTGAACGATCCGCCTTCACTCGACGAGCTGGCGTTCCTGGCTAAGAGGATCGCGAGGCTCATGAACACTTCGAGGATCCAGAAGCTCGAGCCTTCGTACTTCAGCAGGAAGCCCGAGGTCGAGCTTGACGAGTGGATGTTCAGGGAGATGGCAAAGGACTTGAAGGTGAAGCTTGCAGGGGAAGCTCCTCTTCCGGGATTCCTGAAGGACAGCTTCATCTACAACGGGGTCGAGTTCTACTGCCAGCGCAAGGACTACAGCAAGGAGGACATGTATGAACCGCAAGAGATACAGATGGAACCGCAGTAAGTGCGCGGAGAACCTGAGGGTTCTCGGGTACGTTGCCCTGGCGGTCGTGATACCGGCGGAGATCTGGCTGCTCTTCATGGCAGCTGCAGCGCTGCAGGGAGGTGTCCTGTGATACAGAGCTTCGTCTGGTGCGATGCAGAAGACAGCCGCGTGGTGAACGTCAGGCAGCACACGAACATGGCAGACGCGTACGAGGAGTGCGCGAAGTACAGGGGAGACTACTGCAAGGTAGTAACAAGGGATGAGCGGGAGGCCGGCCTGGTCTGGAACCTCATAGGCGCGACCTGCAGGATCCCGGAAAGGAGAGACACGTGACGATCAAGGAGTTCAGAGAGCTCACCGGCATGACGCAGCGAGAGATCGTAGAGGCGCTGTCAGAGGTCAGCCCGGCGCTCGATATCCCGACATTCTCTAAGATAGAGAACGGCGCGGGAGACCTGTCGGAGGAGGCGTGGGGAGTGCTGCTCTCAAGACCTGAAATAAAGGTGTTGCAACACGGCTCTCAGCCGCGAAAAGCGTCCGAAGGTATCAGATATCGACCCGCGGGATTTGAGCCCTCAAAAGCGAGTTTTTCGGCCCGGGTCCTCGAGGAGTGTTCGAAGGCGTCGGAAGACAGGCCGGTGACGAAAGAGTACCTGGCGGCTTTGGGAGGCTGCAGCGAGCGCGAGGTCAGGCGGACGGTCGAGGAGCTGAGGCGCTCCGGAGTCAGGATCGTATCCACATCTCACACGAGAGGGTACTGGCTGGCGGGAAGCGCTTCGGAGTACGCGAGGCTCAGGGCAGATTACATGTCCAGGGCGATGAACATCCTAAGGACCGTGAAGGCGATGGACTCCGCGCTGCCGGGGCAGATGAGCATAGAAATACCGGAGGGTAGGGATGAGTGATGGTTTCATCAAACTCAATAGGTCGATCCTGAACTGGGAATGGATAGACGATCCTAACACGCTCCGGCTGTGGATACAGCTATTATGCACGGTCAACTGGGGGACGTCAAGGTACCGCGGGATCGAGCTGGGTCCCGGTCAGAGGATAGCGAGCCTTTCGAAGCTTGCGGAGGAGCTGCCGGGGATGTCTCTGAGAAGCATCCGCACAGCAAAACAGCACCTTATCGACACAGGAAGTGTCACAGTAACTGACACACCTTATGGCGATGTTGTAACCGTTGTAAATTGGGCAAAATACCAAGTCCAAGAAACGGCAAGTGACACAGAAATCGACACAGGAGCTGACAAGGCAATGACACGTCAACTGACACAGGACCGACACGAGAAAGAAGAAAGAGAAGAACTAAAGAATAATTATTATCTTGGCGCGCACGCACACGCGCCCGCGACTACTAAAGAAGAAAAACCAAAGGAAGAAAAAAGAGCCTTTGACGTCAATGACGGGAGGGAGGTCAGGCCGGGGATATGGTTCCCGAGCGTGAGGCCCGTGACGCCGGAGGAGAAAAGAGCAAACGCGCTGAAGTGCCGTGAGGTCTTCAGAGCATACAGAGCAAAGCTCGAAGGAGGACACGACGATGCTTAAACCATTTAATGAGCTACTCAATCTGGACATATCGCAGTACGTAGAGCAGAGGGACGGACTCGACTACCTTCCCTGGGCAAGGTGCCTGAAGCTGCTTCACGACTGCGGAGCTGAGACGGTGTATTTTGAGCCGCTGATCAATCCGAAGGACGGGACGAGCCTGTTCTACAGCGAGAAGTCCTTCGGAGATCCTAACAAAAAGGACGCGAAGTACAACAGCTGCTATGAGACCGGCGTGCACATCGTCATCGACGACCTGCAGTTCGACATGAGAGGACCGGTGATGAACGGAGCAAATCCCGTCCAGGATAATTCGATGACGCAGAACAGGGTGGCATCAGCTCAGAAGAGGCTCTTCGTGAAGGGAGTCGCGATAAGGACCGGGCTCGGTTTCAACCTCTGGCTGAAGGAGGAGCAGGAGACCGAGAAGATCGGGACCAAATTCGAGGATCCTATGGCGCACAGCCTGCTCGTCATCAAGGACCGGATCAACCAGCTCGTGACGGTTAAGCTCGACGGCGGCCTGTCTCTGGATGAGATCGGCAAGAAGACCGAGGTCGGCAACGCGGACGACGTGAGAGAGCTGCTTCGCCAGATCAATAAGCTCTACAACTTCGAAGGGATGCTGAGGCAGATATGATCGCGAGCAAGGACAGGAGATTCTGGATCGGAGCCTCGGACACATACTACGTTATGGGCAATCCGAAGACGAAGACCTGGAAGGAGTGGTACCTGGAGAAGCTCGGCCTCAGGACCAGCGAGGTCTCCACTAAGGCCATGAAGGTCGGGAACGCCTACGAGCACAAGATCATCGATGCGGCTGCGCCCAGGGCAGAGAAGGACGCCCAGATCATCATCGAGGAGCTCGGCCTTAGGGTCAACTATGACGCTATAGACAGGGAGCGGATCATCGAGATCAAGACCTACAGTTCGGAGGAGTTCAAGGTCAGTAAGCGCTACAAGCTGCAGGCCCAGGCGGAGATGTTCGCGGCAAAACGTTCCGGAAGGATCGAGAAGCCCGAGCTCTATATCGTGGCATACAAGGTCACGGAGGCTGAGTATCTGGACTACTTCCGGGACATAGATCCGGCGAGGCTCTCCTGGCACAAGGTCGAGTGGGACGAGGCGTTCATGCAGGAGTACGAGGCGAGGCTGAGATATCTGCATGAATGCATCGAGAAAGGAGTAATGCCGTGGGTATGAAGCAGCAGACGGATATCCCGTTCGGTGTCAGGCAGAAAGTGATGAGGCGCGACAGCATAGAAGGCGCTCCGTGCTGCATCTACTGCGGCAGTCCAAAATTCATAGAGCTCGCGCACTACGTGCCCAGGTCAAGAGGCGGAATGGGAGTCGAGAGCAATTTGGCCTGCCTCTGCCACAAGTGCCACGAGATGCTCGACAACGGATCCGACAGGAAGGCGCGGGACATCAAGATGGTGTTCAAGGACTGGATGGTCAGGAACTATCCGGGATGGACCGAGGAAGGACAGGTATACAGGAAATGATCAAGAGCGCGCTGGTGCACAGCGGACAGTATCGCCGCTACGGAGACAGCTACACGGTCTACGAGATCGAGACGGACGAGGATCTCGCAGCGGTGAAGGAGTACATCAAGACTCTCACGAACACACCGGAGAAAGAGGAGTTCATGAGAGCCTGGCGCAAAGGCGGAGAGCATGACGGTGACTACGGCTACTACTTCGCAGGATATCACGAGCTTACAAAGACGACCGGCGGTTACAGACTCTCGATCTGCCGTCCATTCACAGACTAGGAGGTATCACATGAACAGCGTACAGCTCATAGGCAGACTCACAAGAGACCCCGAGATCCGATACGGAGCACAGTCACAGACGGCGGTCGCGAGATTCACCGTCGCGATCGACAGGGGCAAGGACAGAGACGGAGGCGACAGGGGAGCTGATTTCCCCAGCATCGTCTGTTTCAGCAAGACCGCGGAGCTCGTAGACAAGTACGTCCACAAGGGCGACCGCATAGGCATTACCGGCAGGATCCAGACGGGATCTTACGAGAACAGCGACGGACAGAAGATCTATACCACGGACGTCATCGCTGACCGCATAGAGTTCCTGTCCTCGAAGTCTGAGGCAGCTCCGCAGCCGGCTCCCGCGGCTCAGAAAGGATCCGAGGAGCAGATGGACATATACGGCTCCTTCAGCAAGCTCACGGATGAAGACATCCCGTTCTAGCCATGAAGGTGCATCGCGTGGGAATGTCCGCGGACAAGGGCGGTCTCATAAAGCTCACGGCGCTCGTTGAAGGTGACAGGGCTGCTATCGCGGAGCTCGTGGTAGCAGCCAACGAGGATCCTGACGAGAAGCCCTGGGAGATAGAGCTACGGAAGGTCAAACGGCGCAGGAGTCTCGATGCCAACGCGTACGCGTGGGTGCTCATAGATAAGCTCGCGGCAAGGCTTAGGACGAGCAAGGAGGACGTCTACAGGAACGTCATCAGGGAGATTCCCGGAGTGTCCGACATCGTCTGCTGCAAGGCGAAGGCTTCTAAGGCGCTCATGGAAAACTGGCAGAGCCGCGGCATAGGCTGGCAGGCCGAGGAGATGCCGAGCAAGCTGGCAGGCTGCGTGAACGTGGTCCTGTACTACGGCTCATCGGTATACGACAAGCAGCAGATGACGGCCCTCATAGACGAGCTCGTGAGGGAGTGCAGGGAGCAGCGGATAGAGACGCTCAGCCCGGCGGAGCTGGCGAGACTGGAGGGACTTGCATGAAAGTATCAGGACAGCCGGTCCCGCCGTGCATGCCGGACGGAAAGCCGTGCGAGCTGAGGGGCAGCAGCGTGTGTCATACAGCTGACTGCCCCTACGGGTGGGGCGAATACGAAAAGCTCAACGCTATCCGCCGAGAGAAGAATCACGAGGAGCGGACCCGCGAGAGGCTCGTCCCCGTAGGAGGGAAGAAGGGACAATGGTGACATGCATCATACCGCTGAAGCTGCCGAGCCTGAATGACTACATCCTGGCATGCCGGAGCAATCGCTATGCGGGAGCCGAGATGAAGCGTAGGGAGGAGCAGAAGATAGCGTTGTTCGTAAAGACCTTGCCGGTGTTCGAGGATCCCGTAGAGATCGAGTTCTGCTGGCAGGAGAAGGACCGCAGGAGGGACCTGGACAACATCGCCTTCGCTAAGAAGTTCATCCTGGACGCGCTCGTGAAGACCGGCAGGCTCAAGGATGACAACAGGCGTCATGTGGTGGGCTTTAAGGACAGCTTCACGACCGGCCCGGTCTACATGGTGACGCTGAGGATCAGGGAGGTCGGAGAATGATGAATGAGCTTACGTGCCAGATATGCGGGAAGACGTTCTATGCGTACCGGCGAGACCTCAAGTTCTGTTCTGCAGCGTGCAGGAGGGAGAACGAGCGCGAGTACCAGCACAGAAAGTACATCGAGCGGTGGCAGAAGGAACATCCGGGCATGGACTGGAAGGACCATGTACTCTGCAGGAGCGCGGAGCTCGACAATGAACGTTTTGCCAGGGCGAATGAGGAGATAAACGATCTCATCGCAGAGATGCAGGATGAGCCGCTGCCGGAGAGGAGGCCGTCCATGCTTGGGAAGAAGCTGCGTCTTCTGAAGGCCATAGGTATCAGCTACGGCGATGCTCAAAAGGCAGATACGATACAGCGATATGCAAGAGTTGACCTCGGGGAAGGAGTTAGGCGATGACTGAGAAGGATAAGATCATCCAAGATCTGAGGCTTGAGAATGACAGGCTGCAAGAGGACCTGGAGTCACTGAGGACTCAGATCCGGGAGCAGGAAAAGATCCTGGCGGAAGTCAGAGAAGAAGCCGACAGGCTCGTCAAGGAAAGGGAGTGGGACAGGTGAACGCGGACTGGATACCGTGCAAAGAGCAGATGCCGGCGAAGTGGCTGCCGGTGATAGTGAGCATCAGCGGCTCCGATGTCATCGTTCCTCGCCCAGGCGAGAGTCTGGAGGAGGCCGCAGAAAGGCTCCGCAAAGAGCTCGTAAGAGTCGATATGGGAATGCTCACGGATGAAGGCTGGGTCGGCCCTGACGGCTGGCCTATGATCATAGCTCCTACAGCGTGGATGAAGCTGCCGGAGCCGTACAGGGAGGAACCGCCTGCAGCATGCACCGGGGACGCCTGCCCGATCAGTGGGAACAGATGCCGATGCCCGAAAGGAGAGTAATTATGAACAGCATCATCGAAAAGAGCTACACCTACCACGCACCGAAGAACGACCAGACCGCACGATACATCAGCATCCGGGAAAAGGCAAAGGAACTCGCCTACATGATTGACGAACTCTGCCCAGAGAGCCGTGAGCGCAGTCTTGCTTTTACCAAGCTGGACGAAACGGTCATGTGGGCGAACGCTTCGATTGCGAGGAACGAGTGATGGGCGTTTATATCAAAGGCATGGAGATGCCGAAGAGCTGTGTGACGTGCAGATGGCACGAAAGATGGGGCTGTGGGCTAACAGGGATAGGGACGAACACGGCGGAGGGTTGTCCGCTCGTAAGCATCCCTGCACCGCATGGGCGGCTGATTGATGAGGGCGAACTAAAAGAATGGATAATGGCATGGTTCACGATGCATAGGGGGTATCACCCATATTCTAAATCTAACCTTATTCCGTCAACCGAAATCGTTGACATTCTTGATAGGTTGCCGACTATCATCGGAGCCGAGGAAGGTAGCCTTTCAACAGCCTTTCAAAGCCTTTCGGAAAAATGAGAAAAGGGAGGAGAGAAGCCATGACCGCAGAGGCGCTAGAGGCTATCAAAGCAATAGCCTGTGAGACCATCGCAGAGATAGTGGGCAATCCCTGGGAATACCTCGATGAGGAGGAGACCGCTGACCGTATGAGGATCGCTACTCTCGGAGCGGTATACGGCATAGCGATGCTCGTTGAGGCGATGGGGGAGAGGTTACAGGGAGGTAGAAAATGAAACTGATAGACGCAAATGCGTTAAGAGCAGCTATGTACCACGATGCGTTTGAGACTGACTCCGATATGCAGAAATGGGACGGAGGGTGCTGGATCCGGTACAAGATGTTCGAGGACAACATTAAGGCCGCGCCTGCTGTAGACGCAGAGCTCGTCAGGCATGGAACGTGGACAGAATGGGATGACGAAAACGTGCCGGCGCTGCTGAAGCGAAAGTTCCAGTGCTCCTGCTGCGGACGGAGCAGCGGATACGGGAGATCCGCATACTGTCCTAACTGCGGAGCGAAGATGGAGGTGCCGGAGTGATAGATCCAGACAAGATAGCGCCGTACATAGAGACGTCTGCAGTGGAGGCATACGGCGAGGACCATCAGATGATCGTCGCCATAGAAGAGCTCGCCGAGCTGCAGAAGGAGATAACGAAGATGCTCAGAGGCACGGGAGATCCCGAGCACCTGGCGGAGGAGACCGCGGATGCGCTCATCATGATAGACCAGCTCATGATCATCTTCGGGAACGCTGAGAAGGTAAAAGGGTGGAAGGCCAAGAAGCTCGTGAGGCTTCAGAGCCGGATATCCGGAAGGGAGGAGGAATGAAGGTCTCAGAAGTGATTCAAGATAAGGACGAGGCGGAGCTGCCGCAGCTCCTGGAGAAGATCCTCGATCAGAGCAGGCCGTGCATCATGACGGCTTCAAGGATCGGAGACCTCATCTCGTCGGGAGATTCAATATCGCTCGTGCAGGGGAATGCAGGGGAGGTCATCGCGATGATAGCCTCGACGATCATGATGGCTGCAGACCAGATGGAGATCACGACCGAGGAGCTCGCGGCTCATGTGGTCATGGCTCTGCACGAGATAGGGGAGCTCGGAGTCGAGGAGCCTGAAAGAAGGCTGTCATAGCTAGACATGAGCTACTACCGCTTTAACTGGATATGTCCGTTCTGGAAGTCGGACGGGAAGACTGTCATCCGCTGTGAGGGCGGGAGGCTGGTCTTCCCGTCTGCCCGCGAGTGCAGGATCTACGCGAGGACCTACTGCGCGAGCTACGGATACGGACGCTGCACTCTGGCAGCGGAGCTCATAAAGTACCACGAGAGGAGAGACCATGAAAGCAAGGATCAGAAAGAAAAAGGACAGCTTAAGGCAGAAGCGAAAGGAAAAGCTCATAGCTGAGACCGTGCCTCAGCTCAGGCACAGGATCTTCGAGCTGGAGAAGGGAGCCGAACAGATGAGGAGGGCTCTCGACGCTCTGCTCATCCAGACCACGATCACCTGGGGCACAGCTGAGAGAGACGAGGAGACCGGCGAGATCCTCGGCTGGAGGCTGCTGGTCCCGAACGTCCCGATAGAGGACACGCTCGCGGCCTATGCGCTGAAGGCATCACCGGACAAGGATAACTACACGCTCGGCGTCTTCAGGCGTGAGGAGATCTGAAAAATATTTTCGTGATAAAAATATTTTTTCAGATTTGAAGGCAGTTTGAGAAAAGCCGCATGATACCGTGGGCGCGAGGGAGAACATATGTGCGCGATGGAAGAGCCTGCCAACAGGAAGTCTGCAGGCAAGAAAAGAAAACCGAATAGCGGGAGCTTCAAGCCTGGGCAGTCCGGCAATCCCTCAGGGCGTGCGAAGATCCCTGAGGACGTCAAGGCTGCATTTAAGGAGCTGACGCCTCAGGCCGTCGAGACGCTCAAAGGGATCCTGCTCTCAGACACGTCGAAGGACTCTGACAAGATCAAGGCTGCCGAGATCATCCTGGACCGCGGCTACGGAAAGCCGGCGCAGGCTCTTGACGTAGACGTGAACAGCCTGCCTCAGGTCATCTTCGCGGGGGAAGAAGATGTCCCGCAGTAGGATCTGGCTGCCGGATGTCATCGGCAAGGGATACGGAGAGTTCTGGCGGTTCAAGGGGAGATACCGCGTGGTCAAGGGCAGCAGAGCCTCCAAGAAGAGCAAAACCACGGCCCTGAACATCATTTACCGGATGATGAAGTATCCGCTGGCGAACACGCTGGTGGTGCGTAGGGTCCAGAACACGCTGCGCGACAGCTGCTTCTCGGATCTCAAGTGGGCAGCAGCGCGGCTCGGTGTCTCGCACCTTTGGGAGTTCCCTAAGGGAGACCTCAGGATCACGTACAAGCCTACCGGGCAGCAGATACTGTTCCGAGGCTTCGACGATCCGGAGAAGCTGAGCTCTATCGCCGTGCCGGTGGGATACCTATGCTGGGCATGGCTGGAGGAGGCGTACGAGGTCGAGAACGAGGAGGACTTCAACAAGCTGGATGACGTCATCCGCGGCGAGATGCCGGAGGGGTACTTCAAGCAGATCACCATCACCTTCAATCCGTGGAGCGAGAGCTCATGGCTTAAGAAGCGCTTCTTCGATGCTGCGCCGGATCCGGATATCCTCGCGATGACGACCAACTACCTCTGCAACGAGTGGCTGGACGCAGCTGACGCCAGGCGTTTTGAGATGATGCGGGAGAGCAATCCTTCGAGATACCGCGTCGCCGGCCTCGGTGAGTGGGGCATGGAGGGCGGAGCGGTCTTCGAGGAATGGAGAGACGATCCAGCGCACTACAAAGACCGCATAGGGACGCACGTCATCGAGCCGTTCGACATCCCGCCGGAGTGGAAGATCTACAGGGGCTTCGACTTCGGATATGCGAAGCCGTTCTCCGTAGGATGGTGGGCGGCTGACTATGACGGACGGCTCTACAGGATCCTGGAGCTGTATGGCTGCACGGAGGAGCCGAACACGGGAGTCAAGTGGGCTCCGGATCAGATCTTCCGCGAGGTGAAGCGCATAGAGGACGAGCACCGGTGGCTCAAGGGGAAGTATATCTACGGCGTCGCGGATCCGTCGATATGGGATGTGTCCAGGGGCATATCCGTAGCGGAGACCGGCGAGAAGCTGGGAGTGTACTTTCAGCCCGGCGACAATCACAGGATCCCAGGCTGGATGCAGATGCACTACCGCCTGCGCTTCGACGAGCAGGGCGTTCCGATGATGTACGTCTTTAGGACCTGCAGGGGATTTATCAGGACGGTGCCGCTCCTCAAGTACGACGAGGTGAAGCCGGAGGACATCGACACCGACCTGGAAGACCATATCGCAGATGAGGCGCGGTACGTGTGCATGGCAAGGCCCATCACGCCGCCTGCGCCGCCAAAGGAGAAGCCGAGGCCGTACGATCCTCTCAGCACGGAGGACGAAACGATGCCGAGCAAATATGAGTGGTTCAAGATCTATTAGGAGGGATGGATATGCAGATCAAGAATGGAGTTTATGTGCCGGTCGAGCTGGACTGGGAGGCTGTAAAGGCAAGGATCGCTGCTGCAGAGGAGACGGGAGAAGAGGTCAAGTATATTCCCGCGGGAACGGCGGTCGCATCCGACGGCGATCTTAAATACATGACAGAGAATAATTATTCCCTTGACACGACAAACGTCATCGGTATCCTGCCGGAGAATCTCTGGATAAAGCCCGATGCGCCGATCATTAAACGCGTCAACGCTCTCATAGCCGGGGACCTGCTGCTGGATGTTGATATGACCACCCTAAATGGTCCTGATGCGTTCACGATGTTTCTGATCAGTGTGCAGATCAATAACGACGGACTGCCGGGGATCAGACTGTTTACTACAGATGGGACTGACATCAGAAAGATGATAGGTGGCTAACCATGCCAAGAAACTTTTACGGGAATGAAATAGACGAGCCTCACGTCCCTATGGAGATCCCGGGCGAGGTGGAGCTTGCCATGCTGAGCCGTCCGAGGGAGCAGAAGGTCATAGGACCGGACGAGGTCAAGGAGGCTGCGAGGATCCTGCAGGAATATAAGCGGGACAAGGCGAACCTGGAGACCAGGATCATCGAGGACGAAGAATGGTGGAAACTGAATCACTGGCAGGCGCTTAAGAGGCAGGGGAAGCTGCAGAACAGGGTAGTCTCTCCCGAGCCTACGAGCGGCTGGCTGTTCAACGCTATTCTGAATAAGCACGCGGACATGATGGATAACTATCCTCAGGCCGTCGTGCTCCCGAGGGAGAGGAGCGACGAGAACGCCGCGCACGTGCTTTCGGAGGTCGTGCCGGTCATCATGGAGCAGAGCGACTTCCTGCAGGTCTACAGGGACAATGCCTGGGAGAAGCTCAAGCACGGGACCGCGGCCTACGGCGTCTTCTGGAACACGGACAGGGAGAACGGCCTGGGCGACATCGACATCAAGGAGTTGGACCTTCTGAACATCTTCTGGGAGCCCGGCATCCGCGACATCCAAAAGAGCAGGAACCTGTTCATCGTGGATCTTCAGGACGACGACCTTCTGGAGCAGCAGTATCCGGAGCTTAAGGGAAAGCTCAAGGGATCCAGCTTCGAGGTCGCGAGCTACATCTACGATGACACCGTCGACACCTCAGAGAAGTCTGCAGTCATCGACTGGTACTACAAGGTCAAGGCTCCTGACGGAAGGACCGTGCTGCACTTCGCGAAGTTCGTGGGCGACACGGTGCTGTACGCTTCGGAGAACGATCCCGCCTGCAGGGACCGCGGATGGTACGACCACGGGCGGTATCCGGTGGTACTGGATGCCATGTTCCCGGAGAAAGGGACTCCCATCGGCTTCGGGTACGTCGCGATCTGCAAGGACCCGCAGCTGTATATCGACAAGCTCTCCGGATACGTCCTGGAGAAGTCCATGATGGCGACAAAGCAGAGGTATTTCCTCAGCAAGTCTACGAACATCAACAAGAAGCAGCTGCTCGACTGGAACGAACCTATCGTCGACGTCGAGGGCGAGCTCTCCGATACCAGGATAAAGGACATCGACGTCTCACCGGTGGACGGGAACACCATCTCGATCCTGCAGATGAAGATCGATGAGATGAAGGACACCGCCGGCAACCGCGACGTCAACTCCGGCGGCTCCGCGGGCTCCGGCGTGACTGCAGCTGCGGCTATAGCAGCGCTGCAGGAGGCGGGAAACAAGACTTCCAGGGATCTCATCGACGCGAGCTACAGGGCCTTCAGGGACATCGTCCTGCTTGTCATCGAGCTCATCAGGCAGTTCTACGACGAGACCAGGACCTTCAGAGTCACCGGTCCCAACAGCGGAGAGTATGAGTTCGTGGATGTGAGCAATGCTCAGATCAAGGACCAGGAGCTGATGCTCGCATCCGGGCAGGTCATGTACAGAAGGCCGGTCTTCGACCTCGACGTGAGGGCGCAGAAAAAGAATCCCTTCTCGATCATGGAGCAGAACGAGAGAGCCAAAGAGCTCTACGCCGCGGGCTTCTTCAATCCGGAGAGAGCGCAGGAAGCGCAGGGCGCTCTGGAGATGATGGAGTTCGAGGGCATAGACAAGGTGCGCGACCGCATCAGCGAAGGCGCAACTCTCCTGAACATCGTCAATCAGCAGCAACAGCAGATAAATCAGCTCATGGCGCTGATCTCAGGAGCGATGCCCGCAGGAGGCTCTCAGAGCCCGTCTCAGAGGCCGAATCCTTCGCAGGCACTGCAGGGCGGAAACGGCGAGTTAGCGCGCGAGAGGTCGGTTGCAACAGGCTTTATGGACGCGAGAGGACCGCAGACGAGCTACGCGCAGAGACTGGCGGAGAGATCCAAGCCGTCTATGGACGCGCTGTCTGATGCGGCGAATCCCGGAGGGAACAGATGACGCATATATACGCAGAGGAGCACAAGGGCAGGTATCTTCTCTCAGCGAAGGGACACGCCGAGGGGGAGGACCCGAAGATCTGCGCGGGGATATCCGCTATCCTGTACGCGCTCGCGGGGCTCCTCGACAACACGCCTGAGATCCAGACGCAGCAGGCAGAGCTAAAGAGCGGCGATGCTATCTTCCGGTTCTCCGGAGGACTTCACGCTCAGACCGCGTACCGCATGGCGCTCATCGGGCTGATGCAGATCGCGGAAAGCTACCCTGGCTACATGGAGATCATAAAAAAATAATTTTTTCGAAAATATTTTTTCAAAACTGAAGGCAGTTTCAGATGCACTGCATCTTATCCTGAAATTGTCCTTCGGGGGATAGCGGCCCTGTCCGCGTCTCCCGGGGGCCGAGACACGGCGCGAAAGACCGCGGAGGAGGACACATGATCGAAAAGATCAGAAAGATCAAGCTGGATCTGTTCGCCGGCGAAGGCGGCGGAGACGGCGCAGGGGCGGCTACAAACTCTGCTGCTGACACCCCGGCAGCGACTACGGGCGGCAATGTGGTATACGGCAAGCAGGCGGAGCCTTCTGCAGAGGTGACGAATGCATCCGATACCGGTTCCGACGCCGGGAACGAAAACGCTAGTTCGAGCACTCTGGATGATAAGAGAAAGTCTTATCAGGAGCTCGTGAACGGCGAGTATAAGGATCAGTACACCGAAGACGTACAGCGGATCATCAACCGTCGCTTTAAGGACGTCAAGGGCATGGAGGAGCAGCTGTCGGCTCAGCAGAGCCTCATAGACACGCTGGCTGCAAGGTACGGAGAGACGGACCTTACCAAGCTGGCAAAGGCTATAGACGATGACAGCGCCTTCTGGGCTCAGGCAGCCGAAGAGGCGGGGATGACGGTCGAGCAGTACAAGAAGGTGCGTCAGCTGGAAAGGGACAACGCGGCTCTTCTAAGACATGAGCAGCAGCGTCAGGCGGACAGCCGGGTGCAGGCCCAGATGGCTAAATGGGCTTCTGAGGAACAGGTCCTTCAGCAGAAGTTCAAAGGCTTCAGCCTGCAGAAGGAGATCCAGAACCAGTCGTTCATGAACATGCTCAAGGCGGGGCTTCCTATGGAGCACGCCTACAAGGTCATCCACATGGACGAGATCCTTGCGGATGCCGTGGGGACTACGGCTGCAAGCGTGGAAAGCGCAGTGGTCAATAATATCCGCGCCAAAGGCACGAGGCCACAGGAGAACGGCTCCTCACCGCAGAGTGCATTCATCGTGAAGGACGATGTCAACAAGCTGTCCAAGAAGGACCGTGCTGATATCGCCCGAAGAGTAGCTAGGGGCGAGATGATAAGCTTCTAGCGGAAAGGAAAGCACTATGTTCGATATCAAGCTCAGAGCTGTAATGCTCTCCCTGTTTGACAACACCAACGTCACCACGCAGACCGGCACCGGCCAGGATCTCAGCGTGGAAATGAAGACCTACTACAGCGACTACCTCATCGATCTTGCGGAGCCGGAGCTCGTGCACGACCAGTTCGGTCAGAAGCATCCGATCCCCAAGAACGGCGGCAAGACCATCGAGTTCAGGAAGTACAGCCCGCTCGCTAAGGCGCTGACTCCGCTGACCGAAGGCGTCACTCCGTCCGGTAAGAAGCTGAACGTCTCCAACATCACCGCGACCGTCTCTCAGTACGGCGACTACATCGAGATGTCCGACGTTCTCCTGCTCACCGCGATCGACAACAACCTCGTGCAGGCCACCAGGCTCCTTGCCTCTCAGGCGGGAAGGACCCTGGATACCGTCACCAGGGAAGTCCTCAACGGCGGCACCAACGTCCAGTACGCGGACGGTCAGGTCAGCTCCAGAGCTGCCCTCGTCGGCGGCGCTGCTTCCGGCAACCACTACCTCACCGTGAGCGCGGTAAGGAAGGCTGTCAGATACCTCAGGGTCATGAACGCTCCGAAGATCAACGGTGACTATGCCGGTATCATCCATCCGGACTGCGAGTACGACCTCATGAGCGATCCCGACTGGAAGGCTCCGCACGAGTACGTTGACACCGACAACATCTACAACAACGAGATCGGAAAGATCGCGGGCGTAAGATTTGTCGAGTCCAGCGAGGCCAAGATTTGGAAGCAGGCGGGCGCGTCCAACAGAGACGTCTACAGCACCCTCATCCTGGGCGCTGACGCTTACGGTGTCACCGAGGTCACCGGCGGCGGACTGCAGCACATAGTCAAGCAGCTCGGCTCCTCCGGAACCGCGGACCCGCTCAACCAGAGAGCGACCGCAGGCTGGAAGGCTATCAAGGTAGCCGAGAGACTCGTCGAGGAGTACATGGTCCGTATCGAGACCACCTCCACCTTCAACGACGCTCCCGCCAACTAGTAGCGCAAACACCAATCTCACTTGAAGCCCGGGGGAGGAATGATGCGGCCTCCTCCGGGCACCACCTTAGGAGGACAGGGTATGGCAACCAAGAAAAAGACTGAAGAGACCGAAGTGATGGAGACTGTTGAGACTGCAGCTCCCGCAGGTCCGGACGATCTCGTAGAGGTCATGCTGTTCAAGGACAGCGGTAAGTACAAGGACGACGTGTTCGTCGCCGTCAACGGAGTAGGCTGCCTCATAAAGAGAGGCGAGCCTGTAAAGATCAAGCGCAAGTTCGCTGAGGTCCTGCAGAACTCCATGACGCAGGATCAGAGCACCGCGGAGCTCATCGAGTATGAAGCCAACAGATTCAGAGAAGCCGAGAAGCAGCTTATATAGCCTTCTCATCGCAATCGCATATTTCATCCGCGGCGGGATCATATCCCGGGTAAAAGAGCTATTGACACGGCATAGCAAGGAGGACGCTTCTCCTGCTATGCCATTTTTAGAAAAAGGAGAAGATCAAATGGCAGAAAGGATCATCAAGTGCCAGGTCGATGACGAGTATGTCAAGGGCGCGGGCGTAGTCGCAGGAGCTGAGGGCTCGCACGACGACGTGCTGCTTGAGCTCACGTTCGGAGACCTGTGGGACGGCCTGACCAAGAAGATCACCTGGGTGGACGCTCGCGGAGGCACTCCGACGATACAGATCCTCACGGTAGATCTTCTCAAAGAGGGCGAGACGAACGTGTACCTCGTTCCCATCCCGTACAACGCGAAGAGGTACGAGGGCGAGATGGCGATGTCCATCAAGGGCATGAAGGTCGAAGGGAGCCTGGAGCAGAGAGCCTCCATGACCGCGACCGCGAAGTTCATTATCCTTCCGTCCGTCTATGACGAGGACGCGGACGAGCAGGGCGACCTCACGGCGACTCAGGCGGCTCAGATGCAGCAGCAGATTGATAACCTGATCGACGACATCGGAGCCGTGCGTGACCATCTGGACGAGGCGAGGGAGTCCGCTGAGGCGGCAGCTCTTTCCGAGGCGAACGCTGCAGGTTCTGCTGCGTCGGCTGCGTCAAGCGCCTACGACGCAAGGCATTGGGCGTACGCCGCTGCAGACAGCGCTGGAACGGCCAGCGCTCCGCTGTTCATAGCGACGTACGGCGTGACCACGTATGGTCAAGTCGCCGCGGCTATTGAGCAGAACAAGGCGGTCGTGGCGAGAAGGCGCGGAGAGAACGCCAACGATCCCGATAAATGGTATTTTCTCAGCAGCCAGCTGGACTTCCTGCTGGGAGATGTCAACTGTAACGGCGAGCGTGATGTTTCGGATCCTATACATGGCGATATCCGGACATTGCTTGATATGCTGGACGTCCGCGACTGGAGCGGGAACGGGCAGATCGGCCCAGAGGACTGGTCCCTTTCCCCGCTAAAGGCTGACGCTCAGATGACCAGAAGGCAGCAGCTCGCCGCCGACGCCAACAAGGACGGCCAGATCAACGGCCAGGACCTGCAGGCCATTCAGGATCTCTACGAGGATGAGTCTTATGAGGGGTACTTTGCCTACGTGTTTCTGGGTCTGGAGACGGTCGATATGTCGTCGTACAAGATCAAGGTCGTCACGCTCACAACGGACAGCGACGGCGTCAATTCCACGTGGGAGGAGGCCGAATACACGAACGTCTCTTCCGTCAATGGCAAGACCGGCGACGTGACGCTGCTGGCCGCGGACATCTCCGATCTGGAGGACTACCTCATCCATTACGACGGCATCCCGACAAAGACCAGCGACCTGGTCAACGACTCCGGGTTCCTGACTTCCGCAGACGTCAAGCCTGCAGACGCAGCTCCTCTTATGGACGGCACCGCTGCCGTCGGAACGTCCACGGACTACGCCCGCGAGGACCACGTGCATCCGCGGGACACGAGCAAGGCGAACGTGGCGAGTCCGACGTTCACCGGCACTCCGAAGGCACCGACTGCCGCTGCCGGCACCAACAACACGCAGATAGCGACGACTCAGTTCGTCGGCACGGCCATCACTAATATGCTGGCCGGAGCTCCGCAGACCACGACCGCTCCTGAAGGCGACGACTCCACCAGGATAGCAACCACGGCTTTCGTCCAGGCGGCCATCGCTGCGTCCGTAGCTGCGAGCCGCGAGGTCATCTGGGCTGAGGACAGCGTCTCGAACGTGACCGGCAGGACGGCACATACCATCACCGCACCGGCAGGGCATGACTATCTGTTCATCGCGAATGTTAGAAGCACGAAGGAAAGCTCCAACGAGAACGTGTTGGAGCTCATGCTGGAAGGCGGGCTCTTCGCGGACACCTACTGGAACGACCGACCCGTCACGCTCGTGATCAATGACGGGACGGTGGGTACTCACGCTACTCACGGCAGCGGCGCTCCGTTGAGCCCGACATACATAACTGCGCAGCTGGTCGACATCATCCGCAACACGAATGAGGATCAGGTCCTCACGCTGAGAACGCTGTCCGCGGACGGATATGACGCGTTCAGGGCATCTCGCCATATCACGATGGCGCTGATACCTATCAATTAGGGGGTGATCACGTGGAGTATATCGGAGAGCTCATCTCCGCTGCGGCGGTCATCGTCGTGGCGATCATCGAGTGGAGAGCGGGCCAGGATCGCAAGCTGTTGAAAGCAGCTCAGCAGGAGGCGGAGGTCCGCGCGGAGCAGCGCGAAAAGGAAAACAGGCTGTCCATGCAGATGCTGGACGCCACGCTGCAGCTGTCGGTCGTCTCAGCGAACGCGCTGACCGGCGGCCACAACAACGGCAACGTCGAGGCTGCGAAGAAGGCCGCCGAGGAGACAAGCCGCGCATACCGCGCCTTTCTGATCGAGACGGCTGCGCACAACATCTCGTGAGGAGGCCGGCATGAAGAGAAAAATGAGGACCAGGACGAAGTTCGTCATCTGGGCGGCCATCAATCTGACCTGGTACGCCATCGCAGTCCTGGCGCTGACCTATTTCGACCGCACGGTCCCGGACAGTCTGACCGTGGCATGGTTCGCTGCATGGACCGTGGAGCTGGGGCTGCTGGCCGGCATCAAGATCAAAGACAAGGGGGACGACTGATGATTAGAGGTACTACTTCGACCATCACGCTGGACATACCATTCAAGGAAGAGGACGTCGCCTATTTCGAGGTCACGTTCTTCCAGCATAAAGAGATCCTGACTAAATCGTCCGAGGACACCGGCGTCACCGTGAGCGACTACAAGATCGTCCTGGACCTGACGCAGGACGAGCTGCTGCTCTTCAGCGCCGGCGAGAGCGGCCAGGGCTATGCGAAGGTGCAGGTCCGTTTCGTCATGGAGGACGGCAGCATCTGTGCTTCAGACCGCGTGCTGGTACCTATAGGGGAGATCCTGAAGAACGGAGTGATCAAGCACGATGAGTGACAGCATCAAGATCAAGGTCCGCGGCTCTGACGTCGTAGGGCTCGGCATAAGGACTGCTGCCGGAGATAATATCCAGGCCGGCGTAGACGACACCGTCATCATTCACACCGAGGCGATACACGCCACGGCCACGAGGCAGGAGGACGGCGTCCTTCTGACGGTCCGCGACCATTGGGGAGAGACCACCGGCCTCGTCCACGACGGGGAGACTGGCCCAGCGGGTCCAGCGGGACCTGCCGGGGAGCCGGGGCCTCAGGGCGAGCGCGGGCCAGCGGGCGAGCGCGGACCAGCGGGGGAGCGCGGACTTCAGGGTCCCGCCGGGGAGCGCGGGCCTCAGGGCGTCCAGGGTATCCAGGGCGAGCGCGGACCAGCGGGCGTCCAGGGCGAGACCGGCCCTCAGGGACCTAAAGGAGATACTGGCGCTACGGGGCCTCAGGGTCCCAAAGGCGATACCGGAGCGACCGGACCGCAAGGGCCGCAGGGTATCCAGGGAGAGACCGGTCCTGCCGGCCCTCAGGGTCCTCAGGGCGAGAAGGGCGAAAAGGGAGACAAGGGTGACAGCGGAGATGTGCCGACAAAGACGAGCGAGCTGACAAACGACTCCGGCTTTATCACCGCTGCTGACGTCCCGTCGCCTTCGAGTTCTACGCCGCTGATGGATAATACCGCGGCTGCGGGCAGCTCGGCTGACTATGCCAGAGCAGACCACGTTCATCCTAAGGATACGAGCAAAGCTAACCTGGCGAGCCCTACGTTTACGGGCACTCCTAAGGCTCCTACTGCTGCAGCGGGCACAGACACCACGCAGATCGCCACTACGGCGTTTGTACAGGCGGCGCTGACTGATGCTTCTGGCGTCTATATAGCGGAGTATGGCACGACCACCTACGCAGATATCCAGTCGGCTGTGACAGCGGGAAAGACCGTTATTGTTAAAAGGCATTTTGGGAGCGGTTCAGCTCAGTATGACTACTTCCTTCCGCTCGTATCAGACTCGTCAATAGCGACTGCGACGGCAATCCCAAAATATTTCACGTTTAGAGGTTTTGTCGGAATCTCTGGCGTTACTCCAACGTTCACTCTGACCACATATCGAGTCAATAGTTCTAACACATGGTCGGAAGTGTCGGATGAAAAGCTTCTGTGGGAGGTCGCCTTGCCATCATCGGGGTATGTCCCTCTGATCATTGATAAAGATGGCAGTATATATGACGGAACGCTTGCGGACATAGGAGCAGCGCCTGCAGAGCTGGTCTATGACAGCAAGACGTCGCTCACGTCCGTGGCGGCCCTGCAGACGCAGCTCACGACATGGTTCAACGCCATGCCGCAGCAGAGCGAGCGGTTCTTCTATGTGAGCTTCTCTTCAAGCGCTACCGGGGCGATCCCGTTTGCGCTCGGCACGGGCATCGTCGTTCACATACAGCGAGGCGCGTCTCTCGGCACGGCGACGTTCTACGGAAGGAAGGGCAATCCAGCGTCAACGGTCAAGGTCTCGACGATGGCCTACTATAGCAGCGCGTGGACAGATTTTCAGGACCTGGCCACGACCGCTGACATAGACGCGGCAATAGGCGCGGCGATATTAGGGAGTTACTGATCATGGCAATACACGCAACGCTGACATCTCTGTTCACCGCGATAGCGGACGCCATAAGAGCTAAGACCGGGAGCCAGGCGGCCATAGTCGCAGACGACTTCCCGACGGCCATCGCTGCTATTCCGAGCGGAGGCGGCGGGCTGGAACATATAGCGAGTATGCCGGATTTAGAGATCGCACTCGAAGATACGGGTTTTGCGACGTGGACGCCGTCTGGCACAGGGTCGATTATCCTTCCGACGCAGACGTTAGGCACGTTCACGGCGACGCATCTCGACGAGTACGATTATTTCGTCAGGCAGAGGATCTTTGTCGACATTAAGTACAAGAGCGGCACGTCGACAGCAAAGGGTATGCTGCAGTTCGGCGCAGGCGAAAACTGGAATTGCATTACGAGGAGAGCGAATACAGCAACACAGCTAAACGCAGGAAACGTCACCACGAATTTGAACGAGTTTATCATCACGTCGTATCTAATAAAATACTATAACACGTCGTGGACTGTTCTGTATTCGACATCGTATGCAATTTATCCGTCAAATTCTGCTCCGTCGCTATCTTCGACGACTGCGGCGTCGCCTACGGTTACAGTAAAAAGCACGCCGATCACGGCAAAATGTCAGGGGACTTACTTCAGCACGGCTATGGCGGCGAACGTCGATCAGGCGGCATCTACCATCAAGATTAAGACGGACATTTACCGTGCTGAGGGCGGCTATATGAGGCGGACAGTCAACAGGTCGCTCGCTGATATGTGGCTACACGGACTATAGGAGGAACAAATGGACTATATGACTATTCTGGAAATCATCGTCAAGATCGTCGCGGTCATCGTGACCGGATACATCATCCCGAAGCTCAGAGAGTACCTGAGCGCGAAGCTGACCGCTGAGAGGATGGCGGAGCTCGATAGGCTCGTCAAGGCCTTCGTCGAAGCTGCGGAGCAGACGCTCGACAACGGCGTAGACAAGAAGGCCTACGTCGTGAAGCAGCTGCAGGATCTCGGATATGAGATCACCAGCGAGCTCGACGCGCTGATCGAGGCTGCCGTGTACGGCCTGAAGGAGCATTAGCATGGTCAAGTTTGAGCCGCTGCTGGGACTTCCTGCTGCAGGAGATCCCTATTACAACACTAAGGCCTCCGGCGGATACTCGCCGTGCATCGTCGGCAACGTGCCGTACGGTGCCGCGTATAGGAAGGGCTGGCCGGGGCTCAATACGCTGCCGAACTGCGTCGGCTGGGCCGTGGCCAGGTTCAATCAAATCGGCGGCTACGGCGAGTGCAGATGGCTCGGCAGCACGAACGCGCGGAACTTCATAAAGATGGCACAGAGCCAGGGCCTCACCGTAGGGCAGGAACCGAAGCTCGGCGGCGTCATGGTCTGGGACGATGGAGCTCTCGGCCACGTCGCAGTCGTCGAGAAGATGGTCGGCAAGAGCCAGGTCACCGTCTCGCAGAGCGGCTGGGAGTATCGCAAGGGCGCTATGTGGACGGCGATCCACAAGAAGGGCGACGGTAACTGGATCGAAGGCGGCGACAAGAGCTGGATGTCCAGATACAAGTACCTCGGCTGCATTTATCATCCTGACGTACTGGAGCTGCCGCGCAGCGTTCAATGGGTCAAGATGAAGGTCGTCACCGGCGGCGAGGAGAAGCTCGTCGAAGTGCCGGCTATAAGCATCGAGGGCCGCTGGTACGTCATGCTGAGGGCGCTGGACGACTTCATGGGCGTAGCCGAGGTCGACTACATCGAGAAGGACCGGCTGCCCGTGATCATAGACTGAGGAGGAGCAGATGACATACAGAAAGGCAATCGCGAACGCGAACAATCTGAGGCCGAACGCTCTCAGGAACGACCAGAAGTACGCATGGATCGCGGAGCTGGAAGGAAAGCTCTCTGACCATCTGGGGCTGGACATTCCTGAAAATCCCTTCCCGGAGGACGGCGAGCTGCTGATGCCGTTCCCGTATGACAACATCTATGAGATGTACCTGGTCTCCATGATCGACTACTACTCGCAGGAGACCGGGCTTTATGCAAACGACTCTCAGATGTTCAATGCGAAGTGGGACGAGGCACTCTCCTGGTGGGAGCGCAATAACCGTCCGAAGGAAAATCCTAACTGGAGGGTGATGTAGATGAGACTGCCGCAGATACCGGTCAACATACAAAAGAGCGCGTCTGAGATGGTGCAGATGAGGGGGATCAACTTCTCGGACGCGCTGCAGGACGGCGATTTGGCAGACAGTCTCAACATCTCTGCCAGAAGGCATCCGTATATCACGGCGAGGCGGGCGAGAGCTCAGATGGAAGGCGCGGCGTATGCGGGGGCAACGGCGCTGACCGCCTGGGGCGAGCTCGTCTCCGTCGTGGGTACGGACATATACGTAGGCGGCGTCCAGGTCCCTGGCTCCGTCACGCCGGGCGAGAAGCAGTTTGCAGTCGTGAACACAAAGCTCGTCATCTGGCCGGATAAGAAATACATAGACTTGAACACGCGGACGCTGGCCGATCTCGGTGCGAGCAAGTCCGGCAGCAAGGCATCCTTCGGCAGCACGTACCTGCAGGTGACCTGGGCTAACTGTGACTTCACTCAGATATTCAGACCGGGCGACACCGTGACCATATCCGGCGCGTCCATAGCCGCGAACAACAAGTCCTTCACGATCAAGGAAGTCGCCGCGAAGAAGCTGACCGCGGCGAGCGAGATCTTCACCGGCGGAACCGCGACCGGAACCATCACTATAGCGAGAGAGATCCCGGACCTGGACTATATATGCGAGAGCGAAAACCGTCTCTGGGGCTGCAGCAGCAGCGCGAGGACCATATATGCCTCCGCGCTCGGAGATCCCACGAACTTCTTTACCTACGAGGGCCTGGCCACGGACGCCTATGCAGTCGCGGTCGGCAGCGAGGGCGCTTTTACCGGCTGCTGCAAGCTGAGCTCCTCGGTGCTGTTCTTCAAGGAAACAACGCTGCACAAGATCCTCGGCAGCTATCCGGCGGAGTATTCGATGTACTCGTACACGCTGGAGGGCCTGAGGGCAGGCTGCCACAAGAGCCTTCAGGTTATAAACGAGACGCTTTTCTATCTCGGACTACACGGCGTGTATGCCTTCTCAGGCGGCACGCCTACGCTTGTATCTGGGATTTTCGGAGAAAAGGTATTCACCGACGGCGTGGCTGGCAACGACGGCGACACGTACTATCTGTCCGCTATGAGCGGAGGCACGCCGTACCTGTTCGCTTATGAGACCACGAGGGGCCTCTGGGTCCTGGAGGACTACGTCCGGGCGACGGACTTCGCGCGTATAGGCAAGGACCTGTACTTCCTCGACGATGCCGGCGACGTCTGGCTGGAGGACAGCGGCCAGGAGGACGAGGACATCGAGTGGCGAGCGCAGTTTACGCCGTTCTATGAGACCATCCAGGGCAGAAAGAGCTACTCGAAGATCATCCTGAGGGTGCAGCTGCCGAAGGGCTCCTGGCTCATCGCTGAGGTCCGCACGGACGGCCAGCCCTGGGAGGAGGTCGGCAGGCTCTACGGCGACATGGTAGACGCCAGGTATATGAGGATAGCGCTTAACCGGTGCGACAAGTTTGAGCTGAAGCTCTCAGGAAAAGGACCGTTCACGATCCTCTCGATCCTGCGTGAGTTTAGTCTCGGCTCCGACGCGTAGGAGGGTTTATGGCAGTATTTCCTGAAAGCATGAATAAGTTTGACTACAACGATCCTTCCACGGCGCTGAGGACCGTCGAGCAATATATCGGCTATATGTGCGAGCGCATGGAGTTTGCGATGACGCAGATGACCAGGAACGTCGACAAGGCCGGCACGAGCAGCACGGAGATGTATCTAATGCTCGTCGAGCTGTCGAACAATCTGGCCGCGATGCAGAGCTCCATCGGCAGCCTGAGCGGGAGTGTATCAAGGCTCCAGCAGACCGTGGGCGATATGGCCACGAGGCTCGACGCCGCGGAAGGCACGCTGCAGACGCTGACGACAACAACGATCCCTGACCTGCAGACCAGGCTGCTGGCGGCGGAAGGAAACATCACGAGCCTGGACGGGAGGGTGACTGCACTTGAAGGAGGCAACAATGGAGACTAAGAGGAAGGTTAGGCTGGACCTGTTCACAGCTAAGCCCTGGGAGGAAGGGCGAGACTACCAGGCGGAGATCAACGCTATCAACAGCAAGGCGAACAAGACCGCGGACGACTACAAGCAGATGGCCGCGCTGGAGCAGTCCAGGAACGCGAAGATCGCTGACCTGAACGCTGCCGGCACCAACACCTACGGTGCGACCGCGACGAACAATTACGCCGGCTGGCTCGATGACACGGACTACTCGGCCAAGATCAACGAGGGCATTATGAGCGGCAACGCCGACTGGCGTACCGTCCAGGGCCTTCTGGATGCTCGCACGAACAAACAGAACACGGCTGCCGGCATGAAGGAGCTCTGGGGCGATCCTTCTTACGATACCGCTGTGCAGCGCTGGATAGATCAGCAGAAGAGCAATGAGCAATTCCAGATGATGAGCCAGCAGTACCAGTCTCAGATCGAGTCTCTCTACGACGCGCTCTACTCTATGCCTCAGATCCAGGTCCCGGACTACAGCGAGCTCCTCGCACAGCTCGGAAACTATAAGGCACCGACCTATGAGGACCGCTGGGACGATGTGAAGCAGAAGCTGGCCAACGCAGCGCTGAACATGAATTACGACGACTGGCTCGGCAGCACTCAGTACGAGCAGCTCGCGAAGCGCTATGGTATGTACGGCGACCAGGCCATGAGAGACACGCTGGGGCAGATGGCCTCCAGGACCGGCGGCCTCGCCTCTTCCTACGCGCAGACTGCCGCACAGCAGAGCTACAACGACTACATGGCTCAGCTGGAGCAGGCTGCCTACGATATGTACCGGAACGAGCAGAGCGACGCGCTGGAGAAGGCTCAGGCGGCCTTCGGCTATTCCGACAACGACTACCAGAGATACCTGGACGACCTCGCGCAGTACAACACCGACCGCGGCTTCGGCTTCGACGTCATCTCAAAGGCCATCGATCAGAGCAACTACGCGAACGAATGGGCCTACAGACAGCAGCAGGCAGCGCTCGAAAGAGCGGACGCGCTCAGGAACCAGGAGTACCAGAGGGCTATGGACGAGCGCAACTGGCAGTACCAGATGTCGCAGGATGAGTACAAGCGCGACGCCGCTGCCAGAGCGGACGCGGAGGACAGAGCGAAGGTCCTGGCCGGCTACGGCGACTTCTCCGGCTATTCCGCTCTCGGCTACTCGGATGATGAGATCGCCAGGATGCAGGCCGCCTACGAGATGGCGAACGCACCGAAGGCGAGCAGTAGCTCCGGCGGGTCCAGCAGGTCAAGCGGCTCCGGTTCCTCTTCCGGCGGAGCGGAGGACTACGACGGCCTCTTCGCTGCCGCGGCGAAGGCGACGTCTCCGCATAACTATATAAGCGCGCACTACAAGGAGCACGGCTTTAAGACTTCGTCCGGCCTTTGGGACGCTTTCCAGGACTGGCAGAACGGCCAGAGCAACGCGGGAGGAGACGATGATATTCTGCTCTACAACCAGGAAGGGCCTGAAGGCGTCGACATCCCCGGACACGGCAATTACTCGTGGACGGAGCTCACAGAGCTCGAAAACGAGGGGAAGGTCCGCGAGACCTTCGTGACCATTGGCGGGAAAAAGTACCGCAAGATCGAAGCGACTGGTTCGTGGAAATAGGAGGGCGTATGGCCAGCAGTTATCTCGAAAAGAAGGCGGCGGAAGAGCGCGAAAAGCAGAACGCCGCAGGGACTTCCAAAGCGAGCAGCTTTATCGAAAAGAAGGCAGCGGAAGAGCGCGAGGGGAAGATCCAGCATAAGTACCTCCCCGGCACCGGCCCGGTGAGCAGCACGCCCTCGCCGGCACCGGCTCCTTCATACACTCCGCCGGCTGCAGAGCCGGAGAGTGAGTACGAGCGCACGCTCAGGATCTCCGGCCTCGGAAATATCCTGGACGCGGCGAAGTCGCTCGTAGGCAGAGAGCAGAACCAGGCGAGCATCCCGGAGCCGGTGGTCCCGGTCACTCGCTCCTCGAAAGATGTCAAGCGAGAGATGGAGGACGTCTCTGCTGCGAGAGCGGAGAACCGATACGAGGACGCGGCGAACAGGCTCCTCATGGATCGTGACATCGAGAGCATGACTCCTGAAGAGTTTGCGGACGCGTACAGCAAATACAAGCAGAGCTCGGCTCAGGCGGACGCGCTCAGAGAAAGAGCCGGCGCGCTGGACAAGGAGTACGACGCGGCCCTGGACAAGGAGTTTCAGGACAAGCTCGCGGAAGGATACCGTGAGGCGAGTCTCTGGGACCTGACCGGTAAGTCGGTTAAACAGGGGTACGTAAACTCAGAGTATGGTCAGGCGAAGTTCTATGACCTGCTGCTTGGAGGCGACTCTGCGAAGGAATATAAAGATCAGCTCGAAGGCGACGAGTACAAGTTTGCTGCCCGTGGAAAGCTGGCGAACGCGGTGCAGGGTGCGTCCAACCTATTGGGGCAGCAGCTCAGACAATGGACAGATCCGAACGCCATCAAAGCCGGAATAGCCGGTGCCGGAGGAGCTGCGGTTGTGGGCCAGATGGGTCCGCAGGCTCTTACGCCTGAGGAAGTCCTGACGGTCCCCGGAGGTTTCCTCATGGGAATACGGGCCGGCTCTATGGTCTCAAACTTCCAGATCGAAGCTGGCCTCGCCTATGACGAGATGATCGAGAACGGTGTCTCAGAAAACACCGCTCGAATAATAGCTTTGGCAGTCGGAGCCGGTAACGCGAAGCTGGAAGATCTGCAGCTTGACGAACAGATAAAAGCGTTTAAGGCGATAAAGAACTTCGACGCCACAAAGAGTGTCTCGAACCAGATCGGCAAAGCGATTTTGGAAGAGTCTCTTGGCGTAGGAAATGAGACCATCCAGGAGATGCTCCAGGAGACTGTAACCATAGCTGGCGCACAGGCGGGTAGCATGATAGACAAGGGTAAGTGGGCATACGACAGTGATGAGGTCCTCAGCAGAATCGGTGAGACTGGCGCATCGTCGCTTATGACCTTCGGCCTTCTCAACCTTCCCGGAACCGCGATGCAGAGCGCGGGCATATACGCCGGAGGAAAACAGCAGCAGAGATACACCGCGGCTATACAGGACGTCCTGGAGCAGGCCGGCGTAGATAACAGCACTGCGAAAGAGATAGCTCCGGCTATCTTTGAGAGCGTGACCGACGAGGCTATCAACGGCAGTACTGACAGTATCAACACTAACGTTGATGCCCAGAGCGCTCAGGCGGGCCCTGCTGCAGCGCAGACTTCCCCTGCCTCTGGCATCGAAAATAAGGCTGTTGCAACCGACCTCTCAGCGTCCGAAACCGCGCGGTCGATGAATGAGTCGTCCGCGGGAGAAGTGCGCTCAAACGGGCTCTCAGGTGCTCTGGCGGTGAAAGATCCGAGGACGCTCGAGACTGTTAAGGAGGTGCTCGGGGAGTCGGGCAGGAAGAGCATAGATCGTGTTTATGACGGTTCTCGAGATACCGCGGAGTTTGCGGGTGATTATCTTCGAGTATACCAGGCTGCATTTGACGGCAAGAGCATTCCTGCAACAGGGCTTTCCGAGGCGCAGAGACAGGCAGCGATCTTTGCCGGTCAGAATGATGCCTCTCGTTCAAGCTACATTGAAGAGTCTTCTGTTGCCGACTCATTCAGGAAGACATACAAGGACTATCTGTCCTCAGTAGATCAGAAGCTCAAGAAGTTCGTGCGAAGAGTATTGAACGGTGAAGTGACCAATATGGCTGCTCACCGCGATTTTGGTACTGTCGATTCAAGAATGGCTTCAGATATTAAGAGACTTACCGGGATAGACACTTCCGGTTATTCTCACAGACTTTCTGCGGGCACAATCATCGAGCACATAGCGGACCGGCATGGGGAAAATGGTACTGCTGATAACAGTATGGCTGACATCAATGACATTTCCAGGGTCGAGTACGTTCTTCAGAATTATGACAGTGTTGAGTCGATATATAATATTGACGGCAGCAAAAGAACAAGTCCGCAGTTTATGACAAAGAACAATAAGCCTGCGCCCGAGATTCTTTTCAAGAAAAGGATAGACGGACATTACTACGTTGCGGAAGTGGTCACGGATTCAAAAGCACATGCTTTAAGAGTGCTTTCCGCATATATAGAAAAGGCCGGGAATCAATCCCAGACCTTAGCCATGCACGTGGCTGATGCCGAAACCCCAGCCCTTTACGTCCAAAACGACCGTCCATACAATGAAAATGTATCACAGGGGAGTGTGGAAGTCAAGGAGCGCGATACCAAAGCAGGCAGATCAGGCAACAGAAACATTTCAGAAACGGAGGACATGAGAAATGGCAGAACAGAAGAGGTACATCTACGCGAAGGCGGCGAACGGTATGATGGTCAGAATACCGGAGGACAGGTATCCGCAGTGGAAGAAGGCGCAGGACGAGATAGCTTCCGGCAAGCGCCAGGCAGACCCGCAGATAGTGAAGGCGCTCAGTTCAAAGCTGGAAAAGAAGTAAGCGCTGCGGCTCTTGGGATAGCCGGCGGTACGACCGAGCGCGTATGGACTGTCGATGCAGCGAGTGAGACCACTTCGATGAAGGAGGCAAGGCAGATCGCCAGAGAAGCAGGGCTCAGGCCGGTGTTCTACATGGGCGGATATCTGAGCGTCGTCAAGAACGGGACCCGCTATGAGGGCATCCGCGGCTGTATCGTAGGAGACAGAGTATTCATCAGGGCTGACGATCCAGACTTCAACTCCGCTCAGCTGATGAGACACGAGGAGACTCACGACCTTATCCGTCAGGGGAAGGTCGATCTTGACGACGTCAGAAACAGGATCGAGGCGACTATCCCCGGCGGGACTAAGGCTGCCGTGGAGCGCTATGCTGCGGCCTATGAAGGCTCCGGGCTGAGCGCGGACGAGATCTTCGAGGAGATAGTCTGCGACGCGAGAGCCGGCATGAACATCTTCGAGGGCGAAGCGACTCTGAACGAGCGAGCTCAGGGCGAGTACAACGAGCAGGTCAGGAAGTCTGTGGAGGTCAGGGAGACCAACCAGGCGAGAGCGCCGGACGGGCTCGGCAATAGTGACGCTGTAAATTTCAGCGCCATGTATCTTAACAAAGCCAAGTCCTTTGAAGAGTTCTACGATTTTGTGATGGCAAACAGAAACAATTTTGCGGAGCGTGACAAGAGTTTTTACAAGGAGACCCTTTCTGATGGCAGCATAATTGATGTCTTCTTTGATGCAATAACTCATACCTACAAAAGGCACGCTCTTTCTAAAGCGCAGTTTAATGAAGTTTTCGAGGCTCTTGGAGGTGATATTGAATCAGCGACGCTGTCTGACAGAAAGACAAGGGATGATATCGATCCCATAATCTTAAAAATAAATACGCCCACGTATGGCAAAGGCGTCGTGTTGGTTGATTTTTATAACAATGGAAGAAATGTGTTAAGAACCGCGTTTTTTGACAACGAGGCTGCAATAGATAATTGGATAAAAGAAAATGGCCTTAAGGTATTTACCAACGGTGTGGCAAACTCTCTCCTTAACAACCACTTCTCACTTAATAATATAAGCGAGATGGTAAGGGATAGTCAAGAAACATTTGTTGTAGATGCATCTCCCGAGGCTCTCCAGGCTCGCTTCAGCATGAAGAAGGATGATGCCCGCCTTGCCTCTGATGCTATCTCTGATCTGCGCAGCATAACGGTCGAGAGCCCGAGGAAGTCTTCGAAGGGCAAAGCAAACGACGGCATCCAGCTCGAGATGGACTTTGAGAAGATGCTGGATCCGAGGAAGCTTAGGACTGCATACGATGCCTTCACCAGGGAACTCATCTATGATGGCGGCGTGACCTTCGTCGGTAGGACCTTCAACGACATAAATGAGATCGCTGTGGCAGCGAACGTATTCAGGGATCCGCGCTTTGAGACCGCGCGCTACTACTTCCTCGATGAGGATAACAAGGTAGTGATGAACACCGGCTACGCGACAAAGCTTCCCACAGCGTCACAGATCGCTTCGGGCACCACAGCTGAAGAGGTCTGGGCTAACATCAGGCAGATGTTCGATAGGGCGAAGTCGCTTGGCGCAGTGAAGTATTACATGTCGCATAATCATCCATCGGGACAGGTCCATCCGAGCGACGCCGATTATGCGTCCGCACGACATATTCAAAGGGTCTCTGATGGATATGGCCTGGAGCTTGCAGGGGATTTCATCATCGATCATGAGAAGTATTCCGTGCTTGACCTTAGCGCCAAGAGATTTGATGTGCAGGACTACTCGAACGGAAGCAAGGATCCGCTCCTGAACTTCAGGTATGAGCCCGTCATGGGTTCTCGCGATGTTGTCGGCATGGCAATGAAAGTCACTCACGAGCCGCACAGCGTCGCTTTCGTCTACGCAAATGCGCAGCTTAATGTCACCGGTATCCAGATGCTCACGGAAGAAGATATGAAGAGCATGGATATGACCAAGTACCTGCATGATGAGGGACTCACTTTTGGAGCAAACAGAATATTCGCTATAGGCTTTGATCTGAGTCAGGATACGAAGGACTTACTGCAGAGCCTTTACGAGCGCCAGATATTAAGCGATGCTGCCTTTTCGAACACGAACTACACTTTCAGAGAAGTTGGCATGACTCAGCGCCGCGGGAAGAAGGCCAGGAGGGGCGGGATCGTATACCGCGGGCAGGAGCACTTCACTGAGCCGAGGTTCTCCATGAAGTCCCCTGTGGAGCAGAAGGGGGATCTGGTAGCGCTGCACAACCTCTCGGCAGATAAGCTCAGTAAGGCGATAGAGCTGGGCGGATTCCCCATGCCCAGCATAGCTGTCACGAAGAGCGACATTCCTCACACGAACTTCGGGAATATCACTCTCGTCATGAACAAGAGCACCGTGGATCCGAAGGCTGATAAGCGGAATACCGTCTATTCAGCTGATGCCTGGACACCTACGTTCCCGTCGACAGAATACGAAGTCGATGAGAGTGTCGCAAGCAAATTACGTAGCAAATACTACGACCTTTATAAAAAGTTCGGCAACGATGCTACAAGGCCGCTATACGCATGGGCAAACTATGCAGACGATGAGCTTAACCAAGTCGGTGGAGTCGAGAAGGTCATCAGCCAGGCGCTGGACAACACCGATATGATGAAGCTCTATCTGATGGATCAGGGGATGGATGTGCCAGCTCCCGTCACAGAGGAGAGCGTCAAGCGGATGGACGAAGGGACCATGAGGTTCTATGACCATTTCGTAGATGCTCTGGGCGAGGATGCATTCAAGGAGCTGTCTGCGCAGGAAGGCAAGACCATTCCGCAGGTCCGAAAAGAGTGGTGGGAGGCTCACGGCGAAGCGTTCGAGGACGCATACCGCGCGTACATGTCCGATCTCGGCTTTACTGAAGAACAGATGGACAATGTCCTGGATAAAGAAACTGTCGCTTCCCAGACCAGGAAGGCCCTCGAGATCCGGAACTACATTCTCCACGGCCCTGAGACGAGAACTGTCACGACGAACACCGCCAAGACTGATGACGCGATCCGTGCTGCCGTTGATAAGGATGCATACAGCGAGTGGCTGCACGGACTGTTTGACGGACTGGAGAAGAGTCGCGGCATATACAACGGCAAGGACAGATATACTTCTTCCGGGAATAGGCGCAGCTTCTCCGCGACTCATGTTCCTGCTACCCTCGAGAACATAGCTAAGGTCATGGCGAGCCAGAATGACGGCAACTCGAGGAATGTTGACGGCTTCTACGGGATAAAGAGCCTGCGTGCAGGTATGGCGGAGCGTTTCAGCAGCATCGAGCGTATGCATGAGATGGAGGGCCGGCTGCAGCATCTTACCGAAGAGGAGGCAGCTCAGATCAATGACGCTCTGTCGAACAGGCTCACGGAGCTGATGGGGCGTATATATGACAGCAAGACTCACGGTCCATATGACAACAGCTTCATAGAGATGGACAGTATCGGCGCGATGCTTATGGAGGCCACGGAGACGAGGCCCATCACCATCGACGCGATAGTAAAGGCGTTTAAGGGTTCCGGATACAAGATCAGCAATCAGATAGCTGCAGATGTTCGCGACCTTCTGTTTGACGTGTCGCAGATGCCGGTCAACATATATGAGGCAAAACCGGAGAGGGCGGTGAGATTCGACGAGGTCCTCGCTGCCGTGGTTCCTGAGGAAACGGATCCTGGCCTGATCGAGTCTCTCAAAGGCGCAGGAGTAGCGAACGTCCTGACTTACGAGTCCGGCAACAACGATGACCGCCTGGCGAAGGTCAACTCTGTCGAGGGCGCGAAGTTCTCGATGAAGGGTACCGAGAACGCTGCCTCCCTGGGCATCCGGAAGAAGAACGCCGAGCTGCGGGAGGCCGTGGAGGAGCTGAGCTCTCTTAAGAAGCAGCTCGCCCGCGAGAGCGCGAGGGCTGACCGCGCTGAAGGCCAGCTGAAGCGGACCGAGTCTCCGAAGATCAGGCGCTCCGACGCAGAGAGGCTCGCGAAGGACCTGAAGCGCTCCGTGCAGGGGACGATGGATACGAAGGAGCTGTCCGCAAGGCTTGAGGCTCTGGGAAACAAGATCGTTTCTTCCGAGGCTCTGGACTACAGCGAGCTGAAGGATGAGGCCGTGGACATCTCAAGAGACCTCATCGAGTCCGCGAGGGAGCTTACGAACGGCGAGGAACTCAAGGTCTTCCAGGGCATAAAGAATTACCTGAAGGGTAAGAAATTCTTCTTTGACAACTTCGCCAGGTATGATGCGAACGTATCCGGCTACAAGGCCGGCGACGCCGAGCTGAGGAAGGCCGGAGGCGAGATCCCCGAGTACGCCTCCTTCAAGAGGCACAACCAGGGAAGGTTCGCTCTCACAAACGATCCGAACGCCGCGAAGATCGACGACGCCTTCATGGAGATGAGGGAGATGTTCGGGGCTGAGTGGTTCCCGGAGGAGATCGTATCCGTTCCGGACATGGTGCTGCACATCTCAGAGCTGCTCGACAACATGGAGCCGGTCTTCGAGAATCCGTACTCCTACGACATGGCTGAGGCCATAGAGTACGGCGCGAACGAGATCCTGGAGGGCCTTCTGGACGAGGGCGTCAGGCAGACTGCTCCGACTTACGCGGACAAGATGGAGAAGAAGCTCGAGAGGCAGCGCTACGACTACGGCAAGAAGCTCGCGGCTGTCAGGGAGCAGAGGGACAGGAAGGTCGCTGACCTTAAGGCCCACTACAGGGAAGTCGCTGAGGCCAAACGCGCCAGACGCGAGGACTCCTCCGCGAGGACCAGGCTGCTCAAGATCATGAAGCGCCTGAGCAATAAGAAGCTCGACGCGGTGAACAGGGCGCTCCTCGACCAGTACATAGGGGATATCGATCTGGTCGCCAAGAGCATCACCGAGCAGAGCGTGCAGAAGCTGTCGGATCTGAGAGACTGGTACGAGGACAGAGCGCAGAATGATCCTGACTTCATCAGGGACGAGCGCATCGAAAAGCAGATAGCGCGTCTTTCCAAGAAGCACATCAGTGAGCTGTCGCAGGATGAGGTCGCGGATCTGACCGAGGTGCTGCTGCACATCGAGAATGAGCTCAGGACCGAGAAGAAGCTCGTGGACAGCCAGGTGAAGCAGGAGCTCTCCGATGCCGGCAGAAGAGTCATCGCGGATATCGACGCGAGCAAGGGCTCTGAGGGCGGGCTCGTCGACAGGTACTTCGTGACAGAGACGCTCTCTCCGGAGAGGCAGGTGAAGAGGATCACCGGCTATACGGATGGAGATCCTCTCGCCGTAGCCGCAAAGGAGCTCTCCGAGGGCCAGAGGAAGATGTTCGATTACCAGAGGAGAGCGAGCGAGAAGTTTGCTCAATGGACGAATGACAAGGACTTCATCCGGGAGATCGCCGGGAGGCACGCGAAGGAGATAGAGATCACCGGCATGGGACCGAAGGGGCCTGTGACTGTCAAGATCACTCCCGCGATGAGGATGAGCCTCTACCTGCACAGCTTGAACGACCAGAACCTGAGGCATATCGCGGGCGGCGGCATAACCGTGCCCGACATGGCGCTCTACAAGAAGGGCGACATGCAGAAGGCGCTGGACAAGGGCGTAAGGATAAGACTCACTCCCTCTGAGCTGAGAGCTGCCTGCGCCGGGATGAGCGCGAAGGAGAGGGCTTTCGCTCACGCCATAGATAACTACTACAACGGCATGAGCAGAAATGAGATCAACGCGGTCTCTGAGCTCCTCAAGGGCTACAGCCTGGCGGGCGTAGATCACTACTTCCCGATACTGACCGACAAGAACTTCCTGAAGAAGGAGTTCGATACGGTCAAGATGGACGGCACTATCGAGGGCATGGGATTCCTGAAGGAGCGTATAAACTCCGCATCCCCGATAATGCTCCTCGATGTGAACGAGATCGTCGACCGGAGCGTGAAGCAGCACTCCAAGTACGTGGGCCTTGCGATCCCGGTCCGCAACTTCAATAAGCTCTGGGGCGTGACCGTAGGAGCTGTAGCTCAGGATGGAACCTGGGACAGCTGGTCTGACTCCGTGCAGGCTGCCGTCATGCGCAAATGGGGAGCGAACGCCAAAGACTACGTCGAGAAGATGATGGCTGACGTCAACGAGAGCGGCAGCAAGGGCGAGAGCTGGGGCATGGCGCTTTCCAGCGTCAGAAGCAAGTACGCGGGATCCGTGCTCACCATGAACGCGGGCGTCGCGATCAAGCAGGCAGCCTCTTATCCTACGGCTGCAGCAGTCACGGGATGGGGACCGCTCATGAAGGCCCTGAAGGATCCGACGAACAGGAAAGTAGACCTGAACCTGATCGCGAAGTACACGCCGCTGCTTTGGTACCGCTCGCAGGGCTTCAGCTCTCAGGAGCTTGGAGACATCAAGAAGCAGGGCAGGCAGCTGCCGAAGGTCCTAAACTGGATCCAGGGCATGGACGTCTGGACGACCACGAAGCTGTGGACCGCGGCGGAATACTACGTGGATGAGAACTCTCCGAGGCTCGTTCGCGGGACGGATTCTTACTACAAGGCGGTCGCAGAGGTCTACAACAGGATCATCGAGGAGACTCAGCCGAACTACACGACCATGCAGCGTCCGCAGATCCTGCGCTCAAATAACGAGCTGACGAAGACTCTGAACATGTTTAAGACTCAGCCGTTCCAGAACTACAACATCCTCTATGAGGCGTTCGGGGAGATGCAGGCCAAGAGGACTGCCTTCATGAACGTGGGGACGGACAAGGCGAGGGCGGAGTTTGAGGCCGCGAAGACTAAGGCCGCAAGGGCGGTCTCCTCACAGCTGGTGTCTGCCGTGACCTTCGCTCTCATGCAGTTTGCCTGGGATGCGCTGAGGGGCAAGGATGACAAGTACAAGGATGACGAGGACGAGACTACCTTCCTCTCCTGGCTCAAGGGCATGGGACTGAATGTCCTGTCCAACGGCTTCGGCATGCTTCCTTACGGAGGCTTCATGCTGGAGATCGGAGAGTCTACCTTCGACAAGGTCCTGAAGGAGCTCGGAAAGGATCCGTTCTTCGACGCTACCTACTATGGACTGGAGGCGTCTCCCATCGAGGCGGTCAACAACGTCGCTGAAAACGGCATGAAGGCCATCGTCCAGACCGTGGGCATCGTAAACAGGACCGCAAACGGCGAGGACGTCAACTTCGAGAGCTACGCCAGAGCGATGTACTCCGCGAGCGAGAATATCGCGCAGTTCGTCGGCATCCCGGCAGCGAACGTCAGAAAGAGCATGGAGGCTGTCGCCTACAACGGGCTGAAGAGCATGGGCCCCTACGTCGGGCGCTACTACTCGACCAGACTCACCTCGGACCCGGCGAAGTATCCCGGCGACTACTACGATGTGCTCTACAAGGCGTACAAGGAGGATCCTGCGGCCTACAAGGAGATCTACGATCTGATGCTCAGTGAGGACACCTTCGGAGGCAACGCCGCCGGCGAGGTCTTCACGGAAGATAAGATCCGGAACGCTATGGAGACCAGGATGAAGAAGGACCAGGGCGTCAGCAAAGCGTCCGAGCTGCAGCAGAGATACCTCCCGCCGGACCAGCAGGCAGCCTACGATAAGCAGGTGAAGAAGCTGGAGGGATCCTCCATCTGGGACGACGCTACGGACGAGCAGCAGAAGAACGCTATGTCGAGACTCTATGAGATGACTGCCGGCACGAGCTCAGGACAGAAGATGTCCGAGAAGGCGAAGGGCGGAGCCGAGTACGGACTCGACGAGACGAAGTACATCCTCTATCAGCTGGCGCTGGAGATGGTGGACGAGCCGAACAGCAGCGGCAAGATGGGGACCTATACCGTCTCTGAGAAGCAGGCAGCTGCGGAGATGGCGGGGCTGTCTCAGGCCGCGTATGAGTACCTGAAGAAGTAGTCTAAAAAGAGGCAGGACATCTATACCACAGGTGTCCTGTTTCTTTATCTGTATCGTGTGCATTTTCGTGTGCATTTTTGCTCGTCCAAACGATACCAAACGAGACCAAACGAGACCAAACAGACCCAAACACGAAAAGACGGAGGCGCCGAAAAGCCTTGAAATTTCAAAGAAAAGCCTCGCAGTCGTTGAAACTGCGAGGCTTTCGATTTGGTAGTGCCCAGGGGAGTCGAACCCCTTGTGAAATGTTGAAATATCAACGAAAATCAGCCGCCGTGTGCGTGTTTCGTGTGCATTTACTTCAGTAATTGATCCTCAAAATAGCTGTTAATTCTCTCGTCTATTGCTTGACGTTCTGTGCTGAATGTATGCTGATAGACTGTTTTCATGACGTGCGTGGTTTTCCATCCGCCTCTTTCCATAGCATATTTGTCAGGTACTCCGAGCGCCAACATGACAGACGCGTTAAGGTGTCTCAGGTCATGGAAGGTAAGATCATATCCGTTTTTCTTTATGAGCCGCTGAAAGCCTTTTCGTATGCTATCGCAGCGCAATGTGACGAGATAGCCGTCCTCTCCGTGCCGATTATAATCGTCATACCCAGGAAGCTTCTCGATCAGCTTCATGATATAGTCTGGCAGCACGTGGCTGCGAAGGCGCGTCTCGACCTTAGCGTTCTCCTTCACCGTGGGCACGCCGTCCACGTCGACTATGACGCGGTTTATGGTGATTATCCCGTCATGTATATCCGAGAAGCGGAGGCCGCGGATCTCTGACATAGAGAAGGACAGCCACAGCGCGAGCATGCAGGGCAGCTCGACAGGGGAGCCCTTGATCGCCTCAATCACCGTCTGCACATCCGGATATATCTTGCTCTTGGGCATGCGCTTTGGGAGACGGACTTCGAACCGCTGCCCGGAGACGGCCTTGATCGCGGAGGAGATCAGTCCCCACTCGTTTATGATGGTCTTTGCGGAGACGGTTCCTCCGCGGCGGCTTGGGCGCTTCAGCTCGTTGTTCACGGCTTCCTGGCAGATCTCGTCAGTGAGTTTGTCGATGCGCTTTCCCAGAAGATCCTGGAATCCGGTCCGGAGGATCTTGTTGTATCCGCCGATGGTGGTGGGAGAGAGCACATCGGACAGCTCGATATACCGCTCTATGGCTGCGCGGACAGTCATTGCCGGCGCGGCCTTCTTTGCACCTTCATGCTCATGCTTATACTTAGCCGCCTTAAACTCCGCCTCCGCCTTCGTGTCAGCGGTGACGCTCTTCCTGACGGCCTTGCCGTCAACGGTCCCGAGGTTTACTATCACCCTCCAGTTCCCGGAGGGCAGCTTCTTGGCTTTTGACGCCATAATCGGCCTCCTCTTCGCAAATAAGGACAGACTTATCCAGATCTCTCAGGTGCCCGGCCTTGATGTGCTCGAGCTCGTGGAGATATACCTTCTGCTGCTGTTCCCTGGTGATGTCCTTGTCGATATAGATGTTGTAGATGCCGTCCGGATCTTCAACGACCATGCCGCCGGTGTGGTCCGGCATGCTGGTGAGTCTGATTACAATATTGTCTTCCATGCGATCGTCCTCCTTTGCAGGAGTATTATTGCACAGGCCCCTATGCATTTGTCTGCACAGGGAAGCAAACGAAAAGCCCCGGAATAATCCGAGGCTCTCTTCGCCACAAAGGGCTTGCGCATGCTGTTGGCTCGCTATGGAGCTTTGTAGCATTATTGTATCATCAGCCTTCGGATAGTCAATTTTATTCAGGCTTTTCTAATTGTTCAGCTTTCTTTTTCTGTTCTTTTTCAAGTTGCTTTACGCTTTTTTCAGGCGTTGGTAGGTTTTCGGGCATGGTGCCGCCAAGTTCCTCGATTGTTTCCCTAACCTTTTTCCCTACAGTGTAGTGAGTGCAGTTCGCGGCATTTTTCCCTTTGACGTTCTCGCGCCTTAATTTGGCTTCCGTCTGTGTTGCGCGGAATAGATTCGCTGCCAATTCTTCAGACCCCATATAGTCTAATATATTCTGGCTTTTCTTCAGGCCTTTCTTTTCCTGAATATCTTTGGCCTTCAGTCCGCCATACAAACCCATATATCCGTAGTTTTGAAATATGGCGTAATCTAAAGGCTCTATAACTCCGGCATCATGAGCGGCATCGGCCAATGCCGCGTTGTGCCTCTTTATCTCTTCTCGAATTGCTATTCGCTTTTGATCCTCGGTTAAAGAGTCGTAGTCCTCTATTAGCTCCTGTTGTCTTGTTTTTACGGCAAAATATGTTTGGCCTAAAGCAATTACGTCTTTCTGGGGGTCTCCATTCATTACCATCAGGTAACAGGCGTATCGAGACATTTCAACATCCCCAATATCTCTTGTCGCGCCACTGCCTATAGTAACCATTTTCGGGACGCGCCGAAAATGGTCGTCTGCGTCAAATCCTGAATTAATACAGGCGTTACGTGCTCTAACAAGAGCGTTGCTGAAATCTTCCCAGCGCTTATAGTCAAGTGTTCCTTGCAGCTCTCTGGCAAGCCAATACTCTTGCCCATATTCATTCACATGCTTTATGCTTTCAAAAATATTGTCGCTGTATTCAGTAAGACTG